GTAAATCTAGATTCCTGAATTTGTGGCGATCCATTCTTCAGCCTTATTTTAGTAAGACCAAAGCGACCCATTCCACGCGGTCAGGAGTAGATGGAATTTCGATGATCGGACTGACACGTGAAAACGTTGCTCAGTGGTTTCACAAATGGCACGATAGTGTCCATTGGTGGAGCCGTGGCTCATTACTGACCACTGCCCAGAAAAACGAAAGGTCAACTTTCGGGTACTTCCTCTATACGGTCTTAAAGAACAACGGGATAAACCACTTAATCGCAAGATTAAAAATCATGCTATTCGTTGTAAATGCCTACCTTGGAGGTAGACGATTGACTTCGACTGCTGAGCTCGGATTTCGAATCCGGCTGCAGAAGGGTCTTCCGGCTGCTCTTCCTCGACTCGTAAGAGAGGGGATCCGCCTCGGGAATAAACATTACGTCCATATCTGGACGAGTATGCTCTTTTCCTATAAGGGGCTCCTTGGTACATGGCAGGAACCTCGTTTAGACCAAAGCTCTATCACTCAACCGCACCCTGCTATCCACGATAACCCACGTCTTCTTGATTTTGGAACATTTGCTGGATTCTTCTGGCAAATGCTACAAGCTCTTGGGGTCCGTGATCCTAACCTAAAGGTTAAAGGAACATTCTTCTCTACCCATGCAGGACCCAATCATCCGACAACTATCCTAGGTGCCGGTATCGATGCATTCCTTTGGGAAGCACTCGACCGGTTTGGTTTCAAGCGTAGCTCAGAACCCACCAAAGGAGAAATTGTGGAGACCAAGGACATCATGGGTCCGGATTCTTGGACGGCTTCAGCCATCACTGAGATTACCGGAGTTTCTCGGAATTATATCCGAGAGTGGCTAGAGGCGACGGGTCAACCGGAACTGTGGAAACAGATCCGACTAACCGCCAAAATGTTCGCTCTCAACCATAGTGTTTTGAGATCGGTCAAATCTGCGAATGACCTCTTTTCGGTTATCTCCGCGAGCGGTAAGGAAACGCCTGCTTGGGATTCTAAGTATCTCTACAGGTTCTTCGGCTTAAACACCGAATACTACCGTTTTTCTAATCCAACATTGCAACGGCTCCATAATCTTTATGAAGCCGCAGGCAAAGTTAGAACAATCGCGATCGTCGATTATTGGACAAATTTCGTCCTCAAACCGCTCCACGATTGGATGTTTGATGTACTTAAACTCCTTCCACAAGACGCCACCTTTGACCAAGAAGGAAAGGTTCGGGAATTTGCTGCGCGCGGGTACACTCACGTGTACTCGTATGACCTGAAATCGGCCACCGATTTGATTCCACTAGCGATATATCGAAAGCTTTTTGCTCACGTATTACCAGCTAGTGTGATAGGACTTTGGTTCGACCTTTTAGTGTCGCGAAAATTTCTGGTACCCAAAAGTACTAAGAAAGCTTTCCCTTCGCATCCTTCCCGGGTTAGCTACGAAACCGGTCAGCCGATGGGAGCTCTGACAAGTT